TTTGTTTCCTTCCAATGAATTTTTCAATTGATTCAATGAAGTTTCCATTAAATCCCAATTTGGTAAACTATCTAAACGAGCTTGTTCTTCTAATAAAGTAGTTTTAACACCTTTTTTCTTTTTATCGGCAACAATTGATGCTGCTGAACTATATGGTACATGGTGGTCTAATTGCATTTGATTAAATGGAACAATTTTTCCAGTCACCGCACTTCTGCCACCCGTTTGTAAATATAATTTAATAATATCTCTGAATCGTTTGACACCTCTTTCGCCTGTTGTTAATTCGGGTGCAACGCCACCTGCTTTTTGAATAAGTCCTTTTACTCTAGCAAAATCCTTACCAAGTAAATTTTTCATTTCACCTACCGCAGTATCTATATCATCTTCACTAACATCATATGTAGGTAAAGGTCTTCTGTATGTCGGGTCTTCCACTTGCCTTTGAGTTACTTCCAATAAAGCTCTCATCTCATCTTCGGTAGCATCAAATACACCAGCTCCACTCAATTTCTTTTCAGCAGTTGGTATTAAGCCGGATTTAACAATATTTAATAAACTTTTCTTATCGTATATAAGTCTTTGACTTTCTTCTTTTGATAAAGTTAAACCTTTATTTTCTTTTTTAGAAGTAGATTTTTTGTTTGGTTCTTTTTTTGATTTTTCTGCACTAGAAACATAATCACTCCCTCCTAATTTACCAGCCGGTTCATCGGGTTGTTTTGGCTTTTCCATCGTACCATACTTACCATGTGAATCACCAACGAATGTTTCGAAATCATTCATTGCAGCAATATGTGCCGCATCATTTTCTTTTCCCTGATATCCGTAATTAATGGCGGTTGCAAACGATACTTCACCACCCTTTGATGTTTTGTATTTTTTATTTTGAAACTTTTCGGCTGCGGCTTCTAATCCAGCATCTCCTTTTTTTGGCTTTGCTTCATTTAAATACGAAAAATATACTCTTGCTTTATTAGCAAGATGTGCGGCATCTTTTATACCATTCTCTCTTAATATTTCTATTAATATTGTAACTTGTGCATCTTTATTCAAATCAATAATACCATGTTCTACACGATATTCTAATTCTTTAAGGATTTCTTGGAAATTTGGAATCATTTGTTTTTATTATAAATTTGCTCTTAATTTATCTGCTATTTGGTTGATGGTTGTTCATCAAATACGGATTGAATCATATCTGCTTGCTTATGAAATCCATTCATTCTTAATGTGAATGCAATACCATCTGCTGCATCAGCTCCATTCCATCCAGAACCTGCTGATACTTTTCTTCCAAACTCATGTGAGTTATTATCTCCACGCCAATATTTCGAACTATCTACTCCATTCTTTCTTAAATCCGCCATTTTCTCTTTATACTTAGGGTCATCCATTGATGGGTAATTTACTCTCTTAGCCCATTCAGGCTTTCCTTCAATGGTTGCTACTAATTGT